CTCTTACAGACTCAGAGCTTCAAGAATTAACTAGTTAATTATGAAATATATATTTAAGAAATACGAATTTGATAATCAAAGTCAAGGCCAAAGTGCTATTGATGCTTTACCTTCTGTTGAAGATGAAGATGGAAATAAACAACCTTCTCATCATCATAGTGTAGTTGATCTTGGTTACTTATGGACTACTGAACCTACATATAATGAAGAAGGTGAAGTAGAAACTGAAGGAGTTAAATCTGATAAATACTCTGTAGATGTACTTTGGAAAGCTAGTCAAATAACAGAATTTGATGAAGAAGGTAATGGATCTATAGTATATCCTGATGGTTGGGAAAGTAAAGAAATTACTGTAGAAGGTAACGGTATTCATACATTTGCTGGTCTAAATTTTAACGAGTAATACTATGGCTGCTAAATTAGATAAAAGTAAACTTAAATGTAATAAGCCTAGAAAAACACCAGGCCATAAAACTAAATCACATGTAGTAAAAGCTTGTGAAGGTGGTAAAGAAAAGATAATTAGATTTGGTCAGCAAGGTGTAACAACTGCAGGTAAGAAGCAGGATAAAAAATCAAAAGCACGTAGAGCTAGTTTTAAAGCTCGCCACGCAAAGAATATTAAAAAAGGTAAAATGTCTGCCGCTTACTGGGCTGACAAAGTAAAATGGTAATTATGGAAAAAGGACACTTTGGAGAATACACTGGTAACGCTAGACATTCACGTACCCCAGTAACAAGAAAAAATTATGTATCATCTGTGAAAGATGACGCTGCTCATATTGATTATTTGAAGCGTGATGTTAAATACGATGCTAAGCATGGTGGCAGCGACAAGCAAATGACAGATGATGAAAAGCATATTTCAAAACTAGCAGGAGATATGAAGTATGATAAAAAACACCATGGTTCGCCTGCTAAAGCTCATTGTTATAAATAATGAAATCACAAGGTTTAGGTGACGACATAGCTAAGTTTACTAAGGCTACTGGTATTAAAACGGTAGTTGATAAAGTGTCTGAGGGTTTAAACATAAATTGTGGTTGTAATAACAGGCAAGAGTGGTTCAACAAAAAATTTCCATATAGATACTAATGGCTTTTAAAATAAAACCTCCATATAATTTAGATAATACTCCAATATATCATGTTGATATGGAAGATGGTGTTTTAGGTAAAGCTAATAATAATGGTACTATAATTATAAACCAAGATGTATCACCTGCTAAAATGCATGAAGTCATATCGCATGAGCGTGTACACATTGATCAAATGAAACGAGGTGATCTTGATTATGACGATAAAAATGTATACTGGAAAGGTAAAATAATACCAAGATCAAGTATAAGAGAAGGAGCTAGCCATTTACCCTGGGAAGCAGAAGCTTATAGAAAATCTAAAAAATAAATAAAACAAGTGATAATATTAGTATAACAATTTAATCTAATATTATGAAAAATTTATTTTTAGCACTATTATTTAATTTAATTACATTTACATCTTTTAGCCAAGACGATTTTAGTGGTTGGTGGGAAAGTAAAACATCTAAGTATATAACAATGATTTATACTGGAGAATATGGTGTTGCTGAAGTAGTAAACTATAATCCATTTAATGAGCATGTTATAAAAGAAAAAATATTAAAAAAAACAAAAAAAACTTTTACAACACATTTGTTTAACCCTGAAAATGGTTATTCAGTAAAAGTAAAATACAAACTAAAAGATAAAAATAACTTAATATGTAAGTTTACTGGTGATTTAAAAAGAACAGTACATCTTACTAGATATAAGTTTGATTTAAATAATAAACTAAAAACATAAAAAATGCCGTATAATAGTCCAATGAAAAAGAAAGGTTCTTCATGTATGCAAATGAAAGACCATAAAGGAAAAGCATCAGGTTTAATGATGGAAGGATCTGTAGCACATCAAGAGTCTGCAGCTCAAGAAAAGAAAAACTTACTAAAAGATATGCCTATCGATAGTAAAGCTTCAGCTATGGAAATGTCTCCATATAAAATGGGCCATAAAGATTCTCCTATGCATGACAACCACGATAAAGATGAAAGATCTGGTAAAGGAAAATCAATGACAGAAGGTATAGAACTTGGTGAAGCTACTGCTAGTTTGTCTGATATGTATAAAAGAGACGCGGCGTTAACAGTACCAGATTTTCCTAAGTTTACAACAACATCTTCAGGTTACACGCAAGTTAAATCAGGTTCTGGTGGAGTTGAGGCTTTCCCAAGCTCAGCGTATATTGGTAAAGGAACTAGCGTGCCAGGCGTTGGTAGAACTTTTTCAGAAGAACAAATTTCTGCTGGTAGAAAAAAATATGAAAAGTTAGCTGAAAGAAAAAAGAAAGCTCAAGACTACCTAGCTGCAAATATGTAAAATGAAAAAACTTTTAAGTCTTTTATCAGGTGGTTTAATTAAAGACGTAGGTAATGTAATTGACAAACTTACAACTACAGATGAAGAAAGATTAGCTGCTAAACAAAAGATTCAAGAGTTACTAGAAAAAGCAGATCAAGATGCGCAGACTCAAATTACTGAACGCTGGAAACTTGATATGCAATCAGATTCATTTTTATCAAAAAATATACGCCCGCTAGTGTTAATATATCTTACTGTTATATTTACGGCATTAGCATTTTTCGATGGTAACATTGGTGGGTTTAAAGTTGCTGAAGAATATATCCCAATATTTCAGTCACTATTAATTACAGTATACGGCGCTTATTTTGTAGGTCGTACTTGGGAAAAATCAAAAAAAAGTAAACAAGAATAAAATTAAATCAAATGCATAAAGTTAATAAAATTGATGATCAAGAATTAAAAACTATTGTTGATCAGCAAAAACAATTAAATGATATATTACTTCAAATTGGAGGTTTAGAAACTCAGAAACATAGTTTGCTACATCGTATTAAAAACGTAAATGAAGGTATAGAAGAAACTAAAAAAAGTCTAGAAGAAAAGTACGGTACTATTAATATTAACTTAGAAGATGGTACGTATACTGAAATTAAAAAAGAAGATGAATAACGTTATAAGAAAAATCAGCATTGGTTCTGATTATAAAAATGATGCTATGCATTATTCTTTAGGTCAAGAGGTATACGGCGGTCATAATATTAATAGTATTTTGTTTGATGAGCTAGATAACTCTTATAATATTTACATTAAAAAAAACGACGAGGTAATGCCATGGAAAAAGTTTAATTCTAATATGGCTATATCTGTTGAGTACGATTTGAAGTATTAATGAAAAGCTTATATGACTTTATAGTAAAACCATTAGGTGAAACTTATGACAATACTATAAACATAGATGATACTAAACTAATATTAAACAACAATGTAGAAAGCTTTAAGTTTGTAAATAACTATGCTGAAGTTATATCTACACCTTTAATGTTGGAAACACCTGTAAATGTTGGTGATATAATATTAGTACATCATAACGTTTTTAGAAGATGGTATGATATGAAGGGTAAACAAAAAAACGGTAGAGCTTTTTTTGTTGATGATCTTTATTTTGTTTCTATAGATCAAGTATATTTATATAAAAACAAAAATGGATTTAATCCTTTTGGTGATAGATGTTTTGTAAAGCCAATTAAAAGTAAAAACGTTTTAGATAACGAAAAAGAACAAAGCCTTGTAGGTATACTAAAAATAGGTAATAGTTCGTTAGAAGCGCTAGGAATAAACCAGGGAGACCTTGTTGGTTTCAAACCAAACAGTGAGTTTGATTTTTTAATAAATAAAGAGCGCTTATATTGTATGAAATCAAATGATATAGTTTTAAGGTATGAACGTAAAGGAGACGAAGAGGAGTATAATCCGAGCTGGGCAGAAAGCAGTTGAAGAACTTATTAAAGTTGCAGAAGAAGCTATTGTAGAATCAAATGATGATCTTGCAGCTGATAGACTTAAGAACGCTGCTGCTACTAAAAAACTAGCTATCTTTGACGCGTTTGAAATACTTACTCGTATCGAGGAAGAAAAAGCAATGCTTGAAGGAGACAGGCAAGAAACAAAAGCTAAATCATTTAAGGGCTTTGCAGAAGGTAGATCTAAATGAGTTACACGCAAACACTTTATGAAGTACTGCCTGATTATATAAGCAAGAAAGTTATTACTAAAAAAAACAGACACAAACAGTGGAAGTACGGTTATGACAAAGATAGTGATGTTATAGTTATTAGTAAGACTGGTCAAATAGGTGAAGTATACAATATACAAAATTTAAAAATAGCTTTACCAAAAGAAAATAACTCTTATGAGTTTGAAAAAAATACTTGGAGTAAAATTGATTACCCAAAAGAATTAGACAAAATTAAAAGTGTATTTGAGTGGAATCAAAAGCCAGAGTATTTTAAAGAAAAATATTATGATTACATTGATGAGGAGTTTAAAAGACGCGATGAAGGTTTTTGGTTCATTAATAAAAATAAGCCTACTTACCTTACTGGTTCTCATTACATGTACTTGCAGTGGTCTAAAATTGACGTTGGTGCCGCTGAATTTAGAGAATCAAACAGATTATTTTTTATATTCTGGGAAGCATGCAGAGCCGATCAAAGATGTTATGGTATGTGCTATCTCAAAAACAGACGCTCTGGTTTTTCATTCATGGCGTCAGGAGAGTTGGTTAATCAAGCAACAATATCTTCCGATTCACGGTTTGGGATATTGTCCAAATCTGGAGCCGATGCTAAAAAAATGTTCACAGATAAGGTTGTACCGATATCCGTCAATTATCCGTTTTTCTTTAAACCGATACAAGACGGAATGGACCGACCAAAAACCGAACTGGCGTATAGAGTACCCGCATCAAAACTCACAAGAAAAAAGCTTGATCAAGGCCAAGGGCCGGAGGAGCTCGAAGGGCTCGACACTACAATCGACTGGAAAAACACGGGAGACAACTCGTATGACGGGGAGAAATTAAAACTTCTAGCGCACGATGAGAGTGGTAAGTGGGAAAGGCCTGATAATATATTAAACAACTGGCGAGTTACAAAAACAACTCTTAGATTAGGTTCTAGAATTGTAGGTAAATGTATGATGGGCTCGACCTCAAACTCATTAGATAAAGGTGGAGCAAATTTTAAAAAATTATACGAAGATTCAGACGTTACTAAACGAAACCGCAATGGACAGACTAGCTCGGGATTATATAGTTTGTTCATACCTATGGAATGGAACTACGAAGGGTTCATTGATTCTTTTGGACACTCTGTATTCGATACACCAGAAGAACCGGTTGAAGGGCCGTATGGAGAGGTTATCGACCAAGGTGTTATAGAGCATTGGCAAAATGAAGTTGATGGTCTTAAAAATGATCAAGACGGTTTAAATGAATATTATAGGCAGTTTCCTCGTACAGAGCAACACGCGTTTAGAGATGAAGCAAAAGAGTCTTTATTTAATCTAAGTAAGATTTACGAGCAAATAGATTATAACGAAGATTTAAATAACTCTGGCTATATAACAAAAGGTTCTTTTAGATGGGCTGGTGGTATAAAAGATACATTAGTAGAATTTACTCCTAATGATAATGGTAGATTTTTAGTATCATGGGTTCCACCACTGCATTTACAAAATAAAGTTTTATTAAGAAACAATATTAAGTTTCCTGGCAACGAACACATTGGAGCATTTGGTTGTGACTCTTATGATATATCAGGAACTGTAGACGGTAAAGGATCTAAAGGTTCTTTACACGGATTAACAAAGTTTAGCATGGAAGATGCTCCTGCTAATATGTTTTTTTTAGAATATATAGCTAGACCTCAAACAGCTGAAATGTTTTTTGAAGATGTATTAATGGCATTGCATTTTTATGGCATGCCAATACTAGCAGAAAACAATAAACCTCGATTGTTATACTATTTAAAACGTAGAGGTTATAGAAGATTTTCAATTAATAGACCAGATAAAGTTTACAATAAACTTTCAGTGTCTGAAAAAGAAATAGGTGGTATACCTAATTCAAGTGAAGATATTAAACAAGCACACGCTGCTGCTATAGAATCTTATATAGAAGATTATGTAGGTGCAGGGCAAAATGGATATGGTAATATTTATTTTCAAAGAACATTAGAAGACTGGGCTAAATTCAATATAAATAATAGAACAAAGTACGATGCATCTATTAGTTCTGGCTTAGCTATAATGGCTTGTAATAAAAATAAATATACACCAATACATAAAGTTCAAAATCAACCTGTTAATTTATCTTTTGGTAAATACGATAACACTGGTAGCATTTCAAAAATAATAAAATAAATGGTTTATACTAACGTTAATAGTTCCTTTCCAAGCCAGGTGGTACCTGATGCAGAAAAGAATACTTTAGACTACGGATTTCAAGTAGGTAGAGCTATTGAAAACGAATGGTTTAGAGGTGATCGAGGGTTAGGAGCTGGCGGTCGTTTTGGAAACAACTGGCAAGATTTTCATAGATTAAGATTATACGCTAGAGGCGAGCAGTCTGTAGCTAAATATAAAGATGAATTATCTATTAATGGTGACTTGTCTTATTTAAATTTAGACTGGAAGCCAGTTGCTGTATTATCTAAATTTGTAGATATTGTTGTAAATGGTATGACAGATAAAGGTTATGAAATTAAATCTTTTGCTACAGATCCATATTCATTAAAACAACGTACAGATTACGCTAGCGGTATAATGCGTGATATGAACTCTAAAAAATTATTAAACTCTATAAAAGATAATTTAGGAGTTGATCTTTTTAATACATCAGATCCAAGTAACTTACCAGAAAGCAAAGAAGAATTAGATTTATATCTTCAATTAAACTATAAACAAAGTATAGAAATAGCTGAAGAAGAAGCTATATCAACTGTTTTAGATTATAATAGATATGAGGAAATAAAAAAGAGATTAGCATATGATTTAACTGTACTTGGTATATCATGTGTAAAAACTAATTTTAATTTAGCAAATGGAGTTACAGTAGAGTATGTAGACCCTGCTAATTTAGTGTATTCTTACACAGAAGATCCTAACTTTGAAGATATTTATTATGTTGGTGAAGTAAAAAGTGTAAGCTTAGAAGAAGTTAAAAAGCAGTTTCCTTATTTAACAGATGCTGAACTAGAAGAAATACAAAAATACCCAGGTGATTCTAATTATACCAGAAACTATTATGGTCAAGATGACACCTATAATAATGTACAAGTTTTATATTTTGAATACAAAACCTATAATAATCAAGTATTTAAAATAAAAGAAACAGATCAAGGTCTGTTAAAAGCTTTAGAGAAACCAGGTGATTTTAATCCACCTGTAAACGATAATTTTCAAAGAGTACATAGAGCTATTGAAGTTTTATACAGTGGCGCTAAAATACTAGGTCAAGAAAAAATGTTAAAGTGGGAGCTAGCTGAAAACATGACAAGACCTTATAGCAACCAGACTAAAGTAGAAATGAACTACGTAATATCTGCACCGCGCATGTACAAAGGTCGTATTGAAAGTTTGGTAAGTAAGTGTATTGGTTTTGCAGACATGATACAAATCACACACTTAAAGATACAACAAGTATTAGCTCGTATGGTGCCAGATGGTGTGTTTGTAGATGTAGATGGTTTAGCTGAAGTGGATTTAGGTAATGGAACTACATACAATCCACAAGAAGCATTAAACATGTATTTTCAAACTGGTAGTATAGTTGGTAGATCTAAGACTGTAGATGGTGATATGAATCCAGGTAAAGTGCCTATTCAAGAATTACAATCATCTTCTGGTATAAATAAAATACAAGCTTTAACTAATACGTATCAATATTATTTACAAATGATACGCGATGTGACCGGGCTAAATGAAGCTAGAGATGGTAGTCAACCAGCTAAAGACTCGTTAGTAGGTTTACAAAAACTAGCTGCAGCTGCATCAAATACAGCTACAAAGCATATACTACAGTCTCTTATGTATTTGACTGTTAGATCTTGTGAAAATATTAGCTTAAGAATAAATGATATGTTAAATTATCCTTTAACTAAAGCTGCTTTATTAAACTCTATAAACTCATTTAATGTAGCTACTTTAAATGAAATACAAGATTTAAGTATGCATGAGTTTGGTATATTTTTAGAGTTAGAGCCAGAAGAAGAACAAAAACAAGTATTAGAAAAAAATATTCAAATAGCTTTACAAGCTGGTCAAATAGGTTTAGAAGACGCTATTGATATTAGACAAATAACAAATATAAAACTTGCTAATCAATATCTTAAGCTAAGTCAAAAAAGAAAAAGAGAAAGAGATCAGCAAGCGCAACAAGCTAATATACAAGCTCAAGCTCAAGCTAATGCTCAATCAGCTGAGCAAGCTGCTTTAGCTGAATTACAAAAGCAACAAGCTTTAACTCAAGAAAAAGTAAATTTAGAGCAAGCTAAATCTCAGTTTGAAATACAGCGTATGCAAACAGAAGCTTCAATTAAAAAACAATTGATGGCTGAAGAGTTTAACTATAACATACAACTTGCACAAGCTAAAGCTGGCGTAGAAAAAGAAAAAGAAAAAGAAATTGAAGATCGTAAAGATGAGCGTGCTAGAATTATAGGTACGCAACAATCTGAAATGATATCGCAAAGACAAAATGATGAATTACCAAAAAACTTTGAATCAGCTGGTAATGATGCGCTTGGAGGATTTGGACTAGAGCAGTTTGAACCTCGTTAAAAAACTTTTAATTATTTAATTATATTATATTATGGCAGAAGAAAATGCAACCCAAGAGGTTAAAAATGAAGGCGAGTTTTCTTTAAAAGGTAAGAAAACTAAACCTAAAAACTTAGGTAAAACCACAACAGAACCTGTTAAAGTAGATTTATCTAAACTTGAGAAAAAAGAAACTCAAGATCAAAATGTAGTTAAAATAGATTTAACAGAAAAAAAAGAACAAGATGCCGTTCAAGCACAAGAGACAAATGATAGCGATGTTATTGTCGAAGAACCAAAAGACAGTAGCGACAGCGAAGGAGTGGTTGAAGAAATACGGACCACCGAAGAAAAAGTAGAATCTCCTTTAACTTTGATCGAAGAAAATCCGGTTGAAACAAAGGTAGAAGAGCAAAAACAAGTTGTTGAAGAAACAAAAGAAGTTCAGCAGCCAGCAAAACAACTACCTGAAAATATTGAAAAGCTAGTTTCATTTATGGAAGAAACTGGTGGTACAGTCGAAGATTATGTTCGATTAAATGCAGATTACTCCAATGTAGATAACAATACATTGATTAGAGAATATTATAAACAAACTCGTCCGCACTTAGATTATGAAGATATAAATCTATTATTAGAAGATTATTCATATGACGAAGAGCTAGACGAAGAAAAAGATATACGCAAAAAGAAAATAGCGTATAAAGAAGAAGTTGGAAAAGCCAAAAACTTTTTAGAGGGATTGAAAGATAAATATTACGATGAGATCAAGTTGAGACCAGGCGTAAATCAAGACCAACAAAAAGCTATGGATTTTTTCAATAGATATAACGAAGAGCAGAAAAGTGTAAAGCAAATGCATGAAGATTTTGTTAGTCGTACTAAAAGTTTTTTAACTGATGATTTCAAAGGTTTTGATTTCAATGTTGGAGACAAAAAATTTAGATACGGAGTTAAAAATCCACCGCAGATAGCTAATGATCAAGCTGATATTACTAATTTTATTGGGACGTTCCTAGATAAAGAAAATAAAATATCAGATCTTTCAGGTTATCATAAAGCTTTATATGCCGCTAGAAATGCTGATACTATTGCTAGTCATTTTTATGAACAAGGAAAAGCTGATGCTGTTAAAGATGTTATGGCTAAATCGAAAAACATATCGACAGATGCTAGACCTACAGTTTCAGGTGATGTTTACGTAAAAGGATTTAAAGTAAAAGCTGTTAGTGGCGCTGATTCTTCAAGGCTTAAAATAAAAACAAAAAGATTTAATAAATAAAAATTTAAAAAATGGCTTTAATACCACAATTTGGAAAGATAGTTCCAACTCAAAAGCAAGAAGCTTTACAGTCGAACTATCTACAATGGACAGATGCAGCTGCCGCTGATTTCGTCGATTTCTCTCAACAGTATCTCCCTGAGATCTATGAGCAAGAAGTAGAGCGATATGGCAACAGAACGCTATCTGGCTTTTTACGTATGGTCGGAGCAGAAATGCCTATGACTTCTGATCAAGTTATTTGGTCTGAACAAAACCGACTACACATTGCATATGACAACTGTACTACTCCTACTAACTTAACTATCAACGTTAACCCTACTGCAGCTGCGGATATTTTCAACGTAATTTCTCCACGAGCTACTGTAGTTGTTATGGATGATTTTGGAGCTGAAGTAAAATGTTTAGTTACAGATTCTAACACAGGAACTGGTATCATTACCGTTGCTCCTTATACAGCTGCTAACCTTACTGCTGCTGGTCTTGTTGGAAACGTAAAAGTATTTGTTTACGGTTCTGAATTTAGAAAAGGATCAACTACACCTAACTACGACGCTGCTACAAGTACAACTGATGGGCTTGTAAGTGTTGACCCTGTGTTACAACAATATTCTAACCTACCTATTATCATTAGAAGCAAGTATACTGTTAACGGTTCTGACACAGCTCAGATCGGTTGGGTAGAAGTTGCTACTGAAGATGGTACTTCTGGATATCTATGGTATCTAAAAGCTGAGTCTGAAACAAGACTACGTTTTGAAGATTACTTAGAAATGTCAGTTGTTGAAGGTGAACTTGCTGCTGCTGGTTCAGCTGCGGCTGGTGTTGCTGGAACTAAAGGTACACAAGGTCTTTTTGCTGCTATTCAAGAGCGTGGAAACGTTCAAACTGGATTTACTGCAGCTACAGGTCTTGGTGACTTTGATGATATTCTACGTAACCTAGATACTCAAGGAGCTATTGAAGAAAACATGCTTTTCTTAAACCGTGATACTTCATTGGATTTTGATGATATGCTTTCTTTGATTTCAACTGGAGCTGAAGGTGGTACTGCTTTTGGATTGTTTGAAAATTCAGAAGATATGGCACTTAATCTTGGTTTCTCAGGATTCCGCAGAGGTTCTTATGACTTCTACAAAACTGATTGGAAATACTTGAACGACGCTTCAACGCGTGGTGGACAGACTGGACCTGCTTCAATTGAAGGAGTTCTTATTCCTGCAGGTACTTCAACAGTATATGATCAAATCCTAGGTACGAACATTCGTCGTCCATTCCTTCACGTACGTTACCGAGCTTCTCAAGCTGATGACAGACGTATGAAGTCTTGGTTGACTGGTTCTGTTGGCGGAGCATTTACAAGTGATCTTGATGCTATGGAAGTTAACTTCCTATCAGAAAGATGTCTTGTTGTGCAAGGTGCTAACAACTTTGTTCTATTCCAAGGAGCATAATTGTTCATAAGGTTATGGGCGCTTCGGCGCCCTATAGCCTTTTAATTATTTAATTTTATTATATCATGGCAAAAAAAGAAACAAAAGAGGTGGAAGTTAACGAACCAGAAGTTGTAGTTGCACCACCAAAAAAAGTAAAAATACAAAAGTCAGATTCTTGGGAAACTAAGGACAGAACTTATATATTAAGAGGACCTCATACTCCACTTACTTTAACTATTCCAGCAAAACATACCCGCAAACACGCGTTGTTATTTTTTGATGGTAAAACAAATCAACAAAGAGAACTACGATACGCTACTAACATGAGCAGTCCTTTTGTTGATGAACAAAAAGGGGAGGTAACTTTAGGTCATATAACATTTAAAGACGGAACGTTAAATGTTCCAAAAGAAAATATAGGTTTACAAAAACTATTATCTTTGTATCACCCTTTAAAAGATAAAAAGTATACAGAGTTTATACCACAGCAAATAGCTGAAGATGAATTAAGTGCTTTAGAAATTGAAATTGAAGCATTAAATTTAGCTAAAGATATTGATATTGATCATGCTGAAGCTGTATTAAGAGTAGAAAAAGGTAATTCAGTAGGTAACATGTCTTCTAAAGAAATTAAAAGAGACTTGCTACTTATGGCTAAAAGAAATCCTGATTTATTTTTAAACTTAGTTAAAGATGAAAATATTCAATTAAGAAACTTTGGTATTAATGCTTGTGAAAACAGAATTATATATTTATCTGGCGATCAAAGAACATTTCACTGGGGATCTAATGATAGAAAATTAATGACAGTTCCTTTTGATGAAAATCCTTACTCAGCACTAGCCGCTTGGTTTAAAACTGACGAAGGTGTAGAAGTTTATAAATCTATAGAAAAAAGATTATAAACAAGTGATAATAGTATAGGGCTCGTTCACTCGGGCCCTTATACTTAAAAAAAATATAAATGGCAATAAACGTAAATACTGTTTACACTACAGTGTTAGCTATACTTAATAAAGAACAGCGTGGTTATTTAACACCTGATGAATTTAATAAGTTAGCAACGCAGGTTCAATTAGATGTTTTTGAAAATTACTTTGAAGATATGAACCAACAATTACGTGTTCCTCAAACAGATAATGAATACGCCAATAGACAAAAAAATGTAGATAATCTTATATCTATATTTAAAACAATAGGCGCCACTACTTATGACGGCGCGGGTGGTTATTTTTTAGCGCCATCAGATGTACATAGAATAGGTACAGTTATATATAAAAGCGAAAAAGAGTTACAGCGATTAGATCGAAATGATTTTCTACATGTAAACTTATCTCCACTAACTAAACCCACAGAGCAATTTCCTGTTTATCTTTATGAGCAAGCGACCCAAGGTACTGGCGGAGCTGACACTGGTCAACCTCATATATATGTATATCCTACATCTATAAATAATGCTAACGATATAACAGTTTCTTATATTAGAAAACCAGCAGACGTAGTCTGGGGTTTTAGTGTTAATCCTACTTTGAACAATTATGTTTATAATGCAGCTTCTTCTGTTCAATTTGAATTAGATAATACAGAGCAAGTTGAGGTTATTATAAGAATACTAGCATACGCTGGAGTAATTATAAGAGACCCACAAATTGTACAAGTGGCTCAACAAGCTATTCAAGCTGAAGAAGTAAATTCAAAAAGTTAATAAATGTCATTACTAACAGAAAACAATCGGCAATATTACGAAGGCGCGCAAGGCTTTAGAGGTAATGGAGTTTTAGTAGATTTTACAACTACGTTTAACACCGATTTAATATTTGGTTCAGCATCACCATCTGATGTAGATTATCAAAAAAATAATTTTAAACTATACACTAGCACGACTGGCGTTCCAGGTAGTTGGTCCGAAACTACAACTGGATATTCTGTTAGTGGTAATGTAATTACATTTACAGCTCCACCAGCAACTGGATTATATATTGTTGTGCAACTTAAAAAGCTAGATGGTGGCAACTATGGTAGCACTACAGCTGACAAAGCTTATGGTGATACTGTTGAAAAAAATTATGGTTCATATGCCTACACAAAACTAGAAGATATTGTAAATAACTTTTTGTTAGCTTACGTAGGACCTGGTAAACTTATACAAGACGTTAAAAGAACAGATGTTATATTTCATGCTAAACGTGCTATGCAAGAGTTTAGTTATGATACACTTAAAAGTATAAACTCTCAAGAGTTAACTATACCACATAGCTTGAGTGTAGTTTTACCTCAAGACTTTGTAAACTATGTTAACCTATATTGGGTTGATAATCAAGGCGCTCAGCATATAATTATGCCGGCTAACAACTTAACTAGTAATCCGTCTGAGTTACCTTTACAAGGATCTAATGGAGTTCCGGTTCAAGATAACTTTAACGAAAACATAGATACTACTTCTATTATAGAAGAAAGATGGAGAACTAATTTTCTTAAAAATGAAGATCAAGATATATTAGATAGTTCTGTATATGGTTGGGAGTATTATTATGGTTGGCCTGAGTTTGGTTATGGTCAATTATATGGTCTTGATCCTCAATACTCTAATGCTAACGGTTATTTTACAATAAATAATAGAGAGGGAAAAATATCTTTTTCATCTAACTTAGTAGATAAAATTATTATATTTGAATATATATCTGATGGCTTATCTACAGATGTAGAAACAAGAGTTCCTAAGCTAGCCGAAGAAGCTATGTACGCTTATATTAGTCACGCTGTAATTGCCACTAGAATAAATCAACCTGAATATTTAGTTCAAAGATTAAAGCGAGAAGCTAGCGCTAAACTTAGAAATGCTAAAATACGTTTATCAAATATAAAATTAAACGAAATAGTTCAAGTTATGCGTGGTAAATCTAAATGGATAAAACACTAAAATTAAATGGCTGAAGTTAAAAACGCTTTCATCAAATCTAAAATGAATAAGGACCTAGATTCTAGGCTTATTCCAAGTGGTGAATATAGAGATGCTCAAAATGCTCAGATTAGTAGATCTGAAGGAGATGATGTTGGAGCTTTAGAAAACGTTTTAGGTAATGAAGTTGCTGGTAAAGATGCTATTAATTTAGGCGCTGAATTTGAAGCTGGTGAAAGTTATGCTGATGATTTAACTTGTATAGGTTATTTTTCTGATGAATCAACTAATTGTATATATGTATTTTTAACAGATGGAGTTTCGCAAGATTTAACTTATGACAAAGATGCTCATAATTTTATATACAAATATCAAGTAGGAAGCCCTGCGCCTGTTAAATTAGTTGAAGGTGCTTTTTTAAATTTTTCTAAATATTATCCTATACATGGCGTTAATTTATTAGAAGGACTTTTATTTTTTACTGACAACAGAAATCAGCCAAGAAAAATAAATGTAAACTTAGCTAATCCAGAAAGTCTTCCTACGCCTACATATTATACGAATGAAGATCAAATATCTGTAGCTAAGTATAATCCTTACGAACCTATACAATTATTTGAAGAAATTACAGCTGCAAGAGTAGCTGACAACTCATTGCTAACAGCTGCAGAGGGTGAGTATGATACTACAATGCGAGATGTTGTAAGTAAGTTTTATCCAGACGGAGGTACAGCTCAAGTTACAGCCACTGCAACAGGAACTGTTTTTAGTATTACAGATCCTATATTAGAGTTTTTTCCAAAAGAACAAGGTACCGGACTTTCTAATAATGAACCTCAAGCAGGTATGACTTTAGGAAAAATACTTGCTTCAAATCCAAGTGGTCCAATAGAAGATACAGGCGTTTTAGTTGATAGCTACAGTACGAACCAGCTAACAGTAAGCGGTTCAATTACTCTAGCGCTAAACGATATTCTAGTATTTAACTTTAATCCTTATTACGATAATGCTTATGCTGGTGATTCTAGATTTTTAGAAGATAAGTTTGTAAGGTTTAGTTATAGATTTAAATTTGATGATGGCGAATATTCTATATACGCGCCGTTTACTCAACCATGTTTTATTCCAAAGCAAGACGGTTATTTTTTAAATAACTCAGAATTTTTAGGTGATCAGCAAAGTACGTTTGGATCTACTATAGTTTCGTTTATGGAAAATAAAGTAAACGAAATAAAACTTATTATTCCATTACCTTCTACAGGTACTAACTTGCGAGATGAGTTCAAAATAACAGAAGTAGATATACTATTTAAAGAGTCAGATGGTTTAGCTGTACAAGTTGCAGAAACTATAACTGTGTCAGATGTCGCTACTAGCGCGGGTAGTAATGATTATTACGAATACACTTATATAAATAAAAAACCATATAAAACTTTACCAGAGAGTGGTTTAATTAGAGTGTATGATAAAATACCGGTAAGAGCATTATCACAAGAAATTATAAGCAATAGAGTTGTTTATGGTAACTTTCAAGATAAACACACTCCTCCAGCTTCATTAGATTATTATGTAGCTGTAGGAGACAAAGAACCTTTTAACGATAACATATTGACTGCTAAAGTTGATGGCGCAGCAGGACCTACTACAGATTTTAATTTAAAAGATATAGACCCTACCACTTCTGTCCCTTATAAAGGAGCTATTGTTTCTGGGTTAAGTGTAGTTAGCCCTTGCTTTGTTGATAGTTACACTGGTACGACTGTAACATTTACAACAAATCAAACTTTACCAAACGACGAAGTTCTTACGTTTACTCCACCAAACGACATTGTTAACTACACAAGTGAAATAGAATATCCAAGTAGTTCTGTAAAAACAAATAGAACTTATCAAGTTGGTGTTGTTTTGTCTGATAAGTTTGGTAGACAATCAAGTGTTATATTGTCAAACAACAAAGATGTTATAACCGTAAATGATATATCTTATTCTGGTGAAACTATATATTCAGCATATCCAAGTGAGAGTAATTTAGAAAACGACATACAAGAGTGGCCAGGTAATTCACTTAAAGTTTCTTTTAACGCAATAATTGATAGCTTAAAAACATCTGATAATGTTACAATACCTGGGATGTATAATGGAGATCCTAATGACGATGGTTATAACCCACTTGGTTGGTATTCGTTTAAAATAGTTGTTAAACAACAAGAGCAAGAATATTATAATGTATACACTGCGGGCGCTATAAAAGGTCTTCCTTTTGGTGGTTCTAGTGCAGATTTTAATACTTCATTTGTTACTTTAATTAATGATAATATCAATAAAGTTCCTAGAGATTTAGAAGCTGTTGGTCCACAAGATAAAACTTTTAGAAGTAGTGTTCGATTATTTGGTAGAGTTATGAATACAGAAGCCCCTTTTAGTAACACTGGTAACGAGCAATACCCAATAGATCCAGCCCAACCAGGTTCAATTCTTGCTTTTAGAAGTTCATTTACAACAAACACTATAGAGGATTTATTTGATTTATTTGATGTAGCAGACTATTCAGGATCACCAGGTAACGATCCTATTACTAGTCCTAAAAACCCATATTATCCTTTTTTCAAATCAGATTCAAATCCTTTTGTAGGTGAAATAATAACATCTCAAATAGCATCTGAACAATTTGGAGTTGAAAATATACCTAATGGCCAAAATAATTATACTAAAGTAGAAAATTTAGCTATATTTGAAACAGCACCTGTTGTTTCAAGATTAGAGTTATTTTATGAAACATCTACATCTGGTTTAATATCAGATCTAAATGTAGCTATTAATAACTCTGAGGGAGTATTTACTGCTTTTATAGATAGATTTCTTGATAATTCTTTTCAAGAAGATTTGAAAGAAAACGAAAGTATGCTTGCTGGTAATTTTGAAATTGTTGACGCATTAGGTATTGAATATGATTTAGCAAACTTTACAGTTGATGTTACAATGCCTTTAGTTGTTAATGGTAATGGCTTGAAAGTTGTAGATCCTTTAGATGTTTCAGTTGATCCTTATTTTGAGCTATTTGAAAATTTACCTACAAATCCAGGTGAATATAATATTAGAGTAAAACTTCCTTTTACTGATAACGTTTATGTTGGTTCTAACTTTAATGAATATAATTTTACATTTACATTTGAAGTTACAGTTACTGAAATATCAACAGGTAATTCAACTACATCAACTATAAATAAACAATCTACACTAGTAAACTTAGATCCTGAGTTATTTAATAATGGCGCAACACCTCCAGAGCCACCAAATGCTACTAAAACATTAGACCCTCAAGAGGCTAATATACCTAATCTTTTTTTAGAAACATTGTATGCTAAAAATTCAGCTTATACTAAAACTACATATACTGGGCCTAATACTTATAAAGATTTAACTTATCAAATAGTGAGTGCTACAAACTCTAGTTTGCAATCAGTAATAGAAAAGTTTACATTAACAAACCAAGTAGAAAACACAACAACAGGTTTTAACACTATTGATCTTGAAACTAATAACGCTTATGGCCCAACAGGTCAGAGTCAATTTGTAACACCTGATACTTATGAGATTCTTGTTCAAGTGGCGGATGGTGGTAGCTCTATAGCTACAATAGAATATACAGTTTTGTTTGGTACTGTACCTGTTAGTTTCCAAACTGTTGATGTAGAAGATTCTTCTGGAGGTACAATTGGCGGTCTTTTTGATATACCTTTAATTTTAGTAAATGATCAAACTGATGTCAATAAAAATGGGTATTATCTTTACAAAGATCAAGGTGGTTGGAATAATACTGGTTTTGGTACTCCTTTAGAAACTACTGTTAGCTCGGGAGTAATAGATTTAGATTTTACTAATTCCGCTAACAATATTGGTGGTACTGTTACTTGTAATAACGTTCCTCCGAATAACACTCCTGCTACATGGATTAAAGCAGGAACTATAAGTGGATTAATAAGTCTATTAAATACATGTTCACAATTATCTGCTACAGTTAGTAACTTACAAGTTACTGGTACATTTCCTGGGTCTAGTTACAAGTGGAATATAGTGTAATAAATAAAATAAATAAGTAATTATAAATGGGTGCGATAGTCGAAGTTAAGTTTTTTAACTCATTTCTTTTGAAGAAGATGAATGCTACTGGACAGGTTTCTCCTAGCCCTCAATCAGTTAATGCGCCTGCTTATGATGGTTCTAGAGGTATACCTCAACAAATAGGTGGTTACAGTAGAATATCAAACGCAGGTATGGGTTATGATGTAAACACTTGTTGGGTTGTAGAAGAAGCTAGAATACGAGGTGGTTATAATAATACTAATGTTGATTATGGTGTTAGAGCTTATATTGTTGAAGAAGAAATAAATGGATATAGAAAAAACAATTCACTTATATATTCAGGAATATTTAATTCACGAACAGGTATAAACCAAACAAATGTATTTTCAGTAGGTGAAGATATAACTAAATCTGTAGACCCTGCTAAAGGCTCAATACAAAAACTATATGCTGAAGATACTAACTTAATTATATTCCAAGAAAATAAAGTTAATAGAGCGTTAATAGATAAAGATGCTATATATACAGCGGAAGGTGGCGGTGTTCCTGTCAGCCAGCTTAATTTAGTAATAGGTCAAATAGTTCCTTACGCTGGAGAGTTTGGTATAAGTGAAGACCCAAGAAGCTTTGCTGTTTATGGTTATAGAAAATATTTTACAGATAAAAGACGTAATGTAGTTTTAAGATTATCTAGAGATGGTATTACTGAGATATCTAACTACGGTATGCGAGATTATTTTAGAGATCAGTTTAATAGTATAGACGAAGGCGACAACAAAGGAGTAATACTAGGCGGCTGGGACATGCATAATAAACAATATGTAGTTTCAACTCAACCGCCCACACAATCAACAACTTTAGCTTATAACACCTTATCTTTTGATGAAAGTGTTTTAGGTTGGCCAAGTTTCTTTTCTTACAGACCTGATTTAATTTTTAGTTTACGTAACAATTTTTATACCGCTAAAGGTAATAAAATATACGAACATTACAATGGGTCAGTTAATAGAGGTAATTTTTATGGTGATGATAATAATACTTCTATATCATTTGTATTTAATCCAAACCCTAGTTTGTCTAAAAACTTTAAAACTATAGGATATGAAGGATCAAATGGTTTTGAAATAACTAATTTTACATCAGATCAAACAGGTGAAGATCTCGTTAATTCTACATATCAATTTACACGAGATGTTTCTATTGATGTTAAAAGTTATCAACAAGGAGAATATGCTTTTGATTCAAGTGGTAATGTTATAGCAAGAGCAGATTACGCTTTACCACCTCCAAATGGTTTTGGAACAGCTAATCCGCCAGTGCCTAGATACCATGCTGGTTTTGATAGAAAAGAAAATAAATACGTAGCATACATAGTTAATGATAGTGCTGCTACACCTGGTGAGGTACGGTTTGGTTCTCAAATGACAGGTATAAAAGGATTTTTCTCTTTAGTAACTATATCAACAGACATGGTTATAGATCAAACGACTAAACAAGCTACATCAGGTACTAATATAGGTGGACTAAAAGAACTATACGCTGTATCATCTAATTATGTAGAATCATCATATTAAAATTATGGAACAAATATTAGAACAACTACAAATATTATTTTTCGGTGATCCATCGCTAGGTTTAAGTTATGGACTTGCACCTTTAGCTATAGCTGGAATAGTGCAAGCTGCTGGTAGTGTTGTTACAGGTATCATGGGCAATGCTTCAGCTAGACGTAAGCAAAGAGAAGCTGCAGCTAAAGCAGGTAGATTACAAAGTAAACTAAATGATTTAGAAAGAAATAGACAAGCTATTATAAATCCTTACGATCAAGTAGAAGATCTTTCTACTATGATTACAAATCCATATGATAATCTTGGTGTTGCTACTCAAGCGGCTGAAATGCAAGCTGAGCAAGCTGATATATCTTTAGCTAATACATTAGACGCTATAAGATCTACAGGAGCCAGCGCAGGTGGCGCAACAGCTTTAGCTCAAGCAGCTTTACAAAGTAAAAAAGGTGTATCTGCTAGTATTGAACAGCAAGAAGCTCAAAACGAAAAATTAAAAGCTCAAGGTGAAATGCAAGAAATGCAAGCTCGTATGGCTGAAGCTCAGCGATTACAACAAGCTGGTGTGCAAGGAAGTATATTTGAATTCCAAGCTAGAGAGCAAAGAGAAACAGCTCAACTAGATAGAATATCAGCAGAGTTAGCAGGAGCTGAAGCTCAACAAGCTCAAGCTCAGGCGGATAGAACTGGAATACTAACAGGTGCTATCGGAGGTGTTACAGCAGGTATAGGAAATATAGCAGGTGCGGGAAAATGAAGGCAACGCCAATAAGCCCAACACCGTTAACACAAACACAACAAAATCAAGTTATAGGTGGGTTTATACCAGGTTATTCACTCATGAATACTCCTAGTGATATAATACCCACAAATATAATGAATCCAACAAGATAATAATGAGTTATAGAAACCCAAAACAATTTATCGACACACAAACTGGTCAGCATTATAGAAATCTTATTAAGAGCGTAACTAAAACTGGTGATGATTTAGCTAAACGTATTGTAGCTCGTAATGCAGAAGTTGCTGAGCGTAACAATAAGATTATTAGTGATGCAGATAAAAAAGAACAAGCTATACTTCAACAGTTTGGTAATGTAACTGCAGGTAATCCAGCGTTTAATTACGGGGAAGGTTTTGCAAGATATATCGATGAATACAGTGATTTAAATATAGCTGTTAATACTGGAACAAGTCAAAATCCACAAGCAGCTAGACAACGCATGGCTGAAATAGAAAGTCTTCCAGTTATGGCTAGACAAGGTTTAGAAGGTTTAATTGAAATGACAGATAACTTTATAGAGAAAGCTAATAATAGAGGTCGAATGGGTGGGTTGGATTTACCTGGTGTAGAGACAGAAGATTTAAAATCTTTTTTAATACTTGCAGATCAATTAAAAGGTAGTAGATCTTTTGAAGTTGTTGAAGAAAATGGTAAGTTAGTACCTGCGTATAGTTTAGGTGATAGGATGTGGACTTATACTCAAATAGAAAATTATCTAAACAATGATATAGCTGGCGGTGCTTTCAATGTCATTCCAGATGAAACAGAAAGTTTTACTAAAGCAGCTGAATTAGCAATGATTCCAGATCCGCAGAATCCTGAAAATAAAATACTAGATCCTAAATATTACGAAAATGAAGATGAAGTAGAAGGTAAACCTGACAGTAAAGGTAATAGAGTTTTTTATAGACCGCTTGATATTAATGCGCTTAAAAAAGCACCAATAGGTCAAATGCTTAAAGCTGATGGCAGCTCTATGACTAATGCTGATAAAATATCTTTTTGGAATAATATATTATCTACAGAAGATAACTGGGCTTATGGAGAACCTTTAAGTAGTACGCAATTAAAAGATTTTGAAGAAGCTTACATAGAGTATGGATTAAGAAATTACTTACGTCAAGAAAACGATGCAAGAATTGTAGAACCTCCTAAGCCAGAAGAAGTAGAAGCACCTAAAACTTCAGAACTAAAGCTAGAAGCTTTTGAAGAACTTATAGATACAAAAGGAGGTAAAGAAAAAATTTACAGGGCTTTTGTTACAGGACCTGGCGCTAATGTAGCTGATCAAATAAGCCTTATGCTACAAGACTTAGCTATACCAAACGAAGTGTTACAAGTTCAAGATAATGAAGGTAACGTAGATCAAGATCTTATAAGAATAGATGTTGCTGGAAGAGAAGGTAAAATAGATATAGATATTACTAAACCAGATATGGCTGTTGCTAAGTTGAAGTACGCCATATCAGGTGACTATAGTCATGTAAGAGAACTTCAAAAACAAAATTAAATATTATGTTTAAATATAAATTAGGCGAAGATATTTTCAATGTTCCAGCTGAAGAGGTAGATATCTTTGAAGCTGAAACTCCTGATGCTGTCAGAATTACAGACGAAATAACAGATCCAGAAGAGGGAAAGACAAACGGTGTTGCGGAAGAGGGTGCAACTGTAACACCGACAACCGGGCAAGCACCCGAGATAATAGACGACACTGGAGCTCCGGAAGTTACGGGCTTCAAGCCGGTAGAATCTTCATTGGGATCAAAGTGGACTGATAACTTTGTAGAGTTAGAAGGAGTACAATTTGATGATGGAGCTATAGGTTTAGGTGCTGTTGAGCTAGAAGGCGTTACTGTTACCGCTGATCAATATAAGAAAGTAGAACAAGATATAGAAAACGAAGGCGCTAAACAAGTTGAAGAACAAGTTATAGCTATGAGCCCTGGCGACATTAGCGGTTTAGTGAAGTTTTTATCAGATAAAGGTAATGATCTTTTTGGTAAACCTGAAAAAGCTGAAGATATAAGTACAACAGCTAGTCTGTATGGTACAACTGTAAATTCGTTAGTTCAATTAAGTGGCGTAGATGATAGGGCTAATTACGTTTTGTCTGCGTTTACTAATCAAATACCTGATGATGTTTTTTTAAATATATTAGGTGAAGACGCGGGCAGAAGAGCTATACAAGCTAATAGAGATTATTTTAAAAGAACAAACGAACAGTACGATTATATTAATAGTTTAAATTTACCTACACTGGGATTTACAGACATAGGTAAAAAAGAAGGATTATCTAAAGTAGGTACTGGCTTGGCGGCTACGCTTAACGGTATATCTTCTTTTGCTACTTCAGCGGCTACGTCTGTTGCTACAGGTGGTGTTGGTCTTGCTACGGATATAGGTGCTAACGCTATAAAAAGTTTTAACGACACTAAAGCTCAGTCGTTAGGGTTAACATCTGAAGAGCTGTTTGCTTCTGGTCAAGGCGAAGTATTAATACCTAGTTCTATAGCAGTTTTGCAATTTGGCTTAGAAAGACTTGGTATAAAAAAAGTAGGTGAGTATTTTAATAAATTACCAGCTGGTAAAACTAAAGGTTTATTTTCTATGTTAAACGTAGGAAACGCAGAAGCTATACCTGAATACCTGCAAGGTGGTTTAGATATATTTAATGAAGGACTTGCTCAAGGTTTAAACGCTGAAGATGCTAGTGAAAAAGTTTTAGATTATTTAACTTCACCTGATGGTATTGAAAACTATCTTCAAGGTTTAGTTGGTGGTTCTGGTATAGCTGGAATAGGTTCTGCTGCAAGAAAACTTAGAACTAATAAAGATAACGAAGCTATATCTAAAATTATTAGAGATCTTAATGATTTAGAGAATAGTAAGTTTAGAAAAAATTTAACAGCTGAAGATATAGCTGGTATAAATACAGCTCAAGAGGAACTTAGATTTAATTTAACACAAATTATAGATAAAAGCAATGCTCTAGCTGGAACTTTATCTGATGCCCAAATAGAAGAGCTAAATGCTAATTCTGATTTTTTAACAAGCTCTGCGGATAGAATAAACGAAATAGAAGCGTCTGATGAGTTTACGCAGAAAGATAAAGAAGTTTTATTACAAACTATAGAACAACAAAGAAAAGTAGCATCTCAAAACATATTTGATATACGCAGTGAAGCTGAAAAGTTTTATAGTAATTTGTTTAATGTAAGAGCTGCTGCTGAAAAAAGAGACGATGTTAAAGTTCTTGACTTTGCTAACGCTAACGAAATACAAACATACTTAAATGATAATCCTGATCTTGTGGCTGAAGGTGGTAGGGTAGCTGCTTCTGGCGAACAAGGATTTTTTATACCTGGTGCTGGAGATAGTCCTGGTACCATTATAATTAACAGAGAAAAATCTTTAGATGAAAAAGCTGTTAATGTAGCTAGACATGAATTTTTACACTATGTGCTAGACAGTACTTTAAAAAATAATCCTGCTGCTGCTATAAATCTAGGTAACGCATTATTAAAAGAGCTAGATAAAATTGATGTAAACAAAATAAAGGATAGCAACTTTAAAAAGCGAATGGAGCTCTACAAAGATGAGAAAGTAGAGATCCAAATGGAAGAAGCTTTAACTTTGTTTTCAGACGCTTTAGCTACAGGCGATATACAATTAAATGAAGATATATCAACTATGCTTGGTGATAGATTTCGTAGGGTTTTAGGTAGAGTCGGCGTCAAAGTAAAATTCAATAAAGGTAGCGATGTAGTTAATTTTGTAAAAGACTTTAATAAAAGTTTAGAAAAAGGCGTACTAACAAAAGCTCAACAAGCCGTAACTGAAAAGGGTGCAGAAGGCGAGTTAATACCGCAAGCAGAGCAACAAGCTGACGAGCAAATAATTAAAGAGTCTAGATCTGAAGAAGCGTCACAACGTGTTCAAGAAATATATAATCAGCAAGGCACAGCTGGAGCTTTTGAAATTATAGAACAGTTTAAACCTATTACAAGTAAATTAGTTGAGCGTAGATCTGAAGCTCCTGGGTTTGATAGACAATTACTTACTGATGAAATAGAAACAGGTCAGCGCGGTATAATAGATTTAATTAGCGAATATGATCCTGAGTCAAGTGTACCGCTAGCGGCTTATATAAATAAGTTTTTACCAGCTAGAGCTATTGAAGCTTCTAATAGAGTTTTAGGTGAAGAGTTTACTGCAGATGTTACAGAAGCTAGAGGCGTTGTAGCAGAAGAAGCAGATGTTGAAGTTGCAGAGCAACCTAAGGGGCCAAGAAAACCTACTGAAACAACTAGGTTTAGCGATACAGTGTTAACTAACTTAGGCGTAGAAAATAAAGCTGAAGCTGAAAAACAAATATCAGATGCTACTAACAAAGCGTTTGAAGGTCAAGACGTTACAAGATTTGGTCAAACTAAAAATGTACCAGCTGCTGTTGCGGAAATATATGGTAAGATGTTTGGTGTAAACCCAGAAACTATATATGATAAAAAACGAAACTACTCTAAAAAAGATGCTGAAGGTTTAACACGTATAAAGCAATACTTAATAGACAATGCTACTAGCGACTTTGCTAGACTGCCGAAAACTAAAGATGACTTTGGTAAAGCTACGTTTATACCTAACAATGTAATGAACGCTTTATATACAGATGGTGAGTTAACTGGTACACTAAAAGATTATTTAGATCTTATTAGAGAAAAACCTGTTAAACCTATTTACAGAGATAGAGTAGGTCAAACTATACGAGGTTTATTTAATACTAGCATTAGAAACCGTATGGTTGAAGATCTTATACCTAGTAAACCTGAAAGAGCTAGAGCTGGAGTTAAGTTTGCTAAATCAGAAGCTAAACCTAAGGTAAGACAAAACAGGTTTGAGGTTAGCGGTAAAAATGGTATTGTTATAATGAGAGACAATGCTGAGCAATTTGCTAAAGCTAACAATGTAACAATAGAGTTTGAAGGTGAAACAATAACTGCTAAAAATTTAGATTCAAATAATCCTAAACACAGAGCTTACATTCAACAACAAATAGAGACTGAGTTGTGGAAGTATTTTCCTATAGAAGCTTTAGACGGATCTACAGTAGTTGATTACAGTTCTAAACAAGATAGAGGTTTTTATTTTACAAAAGAAGAATGGGCTGAGATATCTAAACGTGCAAAGGCAAACAAAGCTAATTGGTTAGCTAGAGGTAATAAGCTTTTATTTAATGACAAAGGTATTAAGGTAGCTAAAGCAGTTAAAGCTCCGCCAAAAAATAAAGAATATTATAGTTCTGACAAGTTTAAAGCAAAGTTAAAAGACTGGAAAGCTGGTGTTAAAGATATACTAGATGGTGGTGCTAATGCTATAAAGGCAGATCCTAGTATGTACTTACCTATATACGCTATATTTTCCACACAGTCTCAGTCTTCTTCTCATTTAGTTAGAAATATGTCAGTAGAGCGTGGAGCTTCTGAAGCTTTTATAAACGCCACAAAGTCCACGCCGACAGTTAAAGAGCATGTTGAACCTTCTAACGAAATGGCTCCGCTTATGTATGAAGCTATGCTATTTGACGAAGTTGATGTTTTAATACCTGTAGTTGATTTAATTTATTATCAACTAGGTATAACTAAAACACAAGACGATAAAACGCTTGACGTGTCTGGTATGTATGGAGATCCTTACAACTACAAAACAACTCAAACAGACGAGTTTAATGAAGCGTTGAGAGAATATTTTAAGACAGGTGATGTAAATAAAATACTATCTCCACTCATTAGATATTTTAATCCACAAGTAAACAACAATACTAGTGAAGATAATATACCTGGTTTTAATAGTAACACATTAATATTTGAAGGTAAAACAGTTGCTGAAATATACACAAAACAACTAACTAAGTCTGAACAAAACAATGATAATTTATTTTATCAAAACGAATTAACTTATCAAGTTTTAAAAGGTGATATAACACAACAACAAGCTATTGAAAGATTAAACGAGTTTACTAAAATAAAAACTTTAGTAAAAGCATCTAAGTCTAATGATGGTAAACTACCGCCTGGTATTAGATTAGAAGACCCTAAAACTTTTGATAAGTTTGATATGGCTAACACTGTTGCTAGACGGATGTTCCCTAAGCAAGCTAATTCTGATGCGGTTAAGTCAGGTAGGTTAACGGCTTACGAAGCTTTAGATCCTGATCAAAAGTTTATAGTAATGCAAGAAGTACCAGGCTCTCCTATAGTAAAGCAAACTATAGATTTAATGGCTACTTCAGATGAAGCTATTAAATTTTCACGTAATGCAGATGCACCTAATAAAGGTATAAGCGTATGGGACTTTGATGACACACTTGCTACTACTAAATCTAATGTATTATACACTATGCCTGACGGAACTGAAGGTACACTAACAGCTGAACAGTTTGCTAAACAAGGTGAGCAGCTTTTAGAAGAAGGTGCTGTGTTTGATTTTAGTGAGTTTGAAAAAGTTACTAAAGGAGCTAAAGGCCCTATGTTTGAAAAGGCAGTAGCTCGTAATAGAAAGTTTGGTAATGATAACGTGTTTATTCTTACGGCTAGAACACAAGCGGCTGCAGAACCTATACACCAGTTTTTAAAAGCAATAGGTCTAGATATACCACTTAGAAATATTGTAGGGTTAGGTAACAGTACACCTGAAGCTAAGGCGCGTTGGGTTGTAGGTAAAGCTGCAGAAGGTTATAATGATTTTTACTTTGCAGATGATGCTTATAAAAATGTTAAAGCAGTACAAGATGCTCTTAGTGTACTAGACGTTAAATCAAAAGTAAGACAAGCGTATGTTAAATACAGTAAGTCAGAAGCGTTAGATAAAGGATTTAACGATATATTAGAACAAACAACTGGTATTGCATCGGAAAAAGAATACAAGAAAGTTAAAGCAGAAGTAGCTGGCGCGTCGCGCGGTAGAGTGTTTAGAGGTATACCATACTCAGCTCAAGATTTTGTAGGATTATTATACGAAACGCTAAGCAAAGGTAAACTTGGTGACTCACAAATGGCTTGGTACAAAGAACATTTAATAAAACCGTACGCTAGAGCAATGAATGATATTGACAACGCTAGACTTAGCGCTATGCAAGACTACAGAGCTCTTAAAAAACAATTAGGATTTGTACCTAAAAACTTACGTAAAAAATTACCAGGTGAACCTTTCACAAGAGAACAAGCTGTACGTGTTTATATTTGGAATAAATTAGGTTATGATGTACCTGGTATTAGCAAGCAGGATTTAAAAGAATTAAGTGAGTATGTAGCTGATAACGCTGATTTACAGGTATTTGCTGATCAAGTTATTGCTATACAAAAAGGTGAGTATGCTAAACCAAAAGAAGGTTGGCCAGCTGGCACAATAACAACTGATATACAGGAGAGTATAAATACAGGTGTTAGAGCCAAATACTTACAACAGTGGCAAGACAATGTAGATGTTATATTCTCTGAAAAGAATATGAATAAACTTGAAGCTGCATATGGTAAACCATACCGTAAAGCTATGGAAAATATGCTACAACGTATGAAGACAGGTCGTAACAGAACATTTTCTGACGATAGCTTAACAGGTAGATTCACAGACTGGTTACAAGGTAGTATTGGTACTATTATGTTCTTTAACACTAGATCAGCATTGCTACAGACAATATCAGCTGTAAACTTTATAAACTTTACAGACAACAATCCTATTGCCGCAGCAAAAGCTTTTGCAAATCAAAAACAATACTGGTCAGACTTTATGACTCTTGCTAATTCTGACTTTTTAAAAGCTCGTAGATCAGGTTTAAGATTTAATGTAACTGAAGCTGACATTGCTAACATGGCAAAAGAAGGTGGGCCAAGAGCTGTAGTAAATAAATTATTACAATTAGGTTTTGCACCTACACAAATAGCAGATAGTTTTGCTATTGCTTCTGGAGGTGCTACGTTTTATAGAAACAGAATAAAATCCTTAATGAAACAAGGAATGTCTCAAGCTGAAGCTGAAACAAAAGCATTTGAAGATTTTAGAGAAAATGCTGAAGAGTCTCAGCAGTCATCAAGACCAGATCGTATATCAATGCAGCAAGCTGGACCGCTCGGTCGATTAATATTAGCGTTTGCTAACACGCCTGCTCAGTACGCTAGGCTTACGGATAAAGCTATACGTGATCTTAAAAATAACAGAGGTGATGCAAAAACAAATATAAGTAAAATTATATATTATACAACAGTGCAGAACCTTATATTCAACGCTATACAACAAGCTATATTTGCTATGGCGTTTGATGACGAAGAACCAGAAGATGAAGAAAAGAAAGATAAGTATATTAGTATCGCTAATGGTATGGCTGACTCGTTATTACGTGGAACAGGTTTTGCTGGCGCGGCTGTATCTGTGGGTAAAAACGCGATCATACGAATCTTCGACGAAATGGAAAAGAAACAACCTAAGCTTGAAAAAGTAGGTTATGAATTAACTAAAATATCACCACCGATATCTGCTAAATTATCAAGAATAAACCAAGCAGCAAGATCATATCAATGGGATAAAGACGAAATGATTAATGGCGGGTGGGGATTAGATAATCCAGCTTACTTAGCGGCAGGTAATGTAGTATCAGCTCTTACAAATGTACCTATAGATAGAGGTATAAAGAAAGCAAATAATATAGTTAGATCTACAGAAAGCGATCTTGAACTATGGGAAAGATTAGCCTTGCTTGGTGGTTGGCAAGACTGGGAAATAGGGTTAGATGAAGAAACAAAACAAAATAAACCACAACCTAGAAAAACTAAAAGAAAAGTAGTTAAAAAACGTAAAGTTATAAAAAAATGAAAAAACTTATATTGTTTTTAAGTATATTATTGTTTTCAATAAATACTAATGGTCAGTTTTTTAAATCATTATATGATGACTTCGTCAAGTACGGAACTGTGTATGCTGCAGGTAATGTAAGCAATGCTAAGCTAGAGCAACCAAAGTATTTTGTTAGAACAAATCCAGATAATTTATATGACATACCACTTGTTGTAGATCAAACTACATATCATGATTACAACTACAGGTTTGGTGTTGGTATACGTAAATTAGCAAGGTTTGGCTACGAAAGTCGACCAAACTTTTACAATGGTACAGAAAACAATGTAGGCTTATCTGCACCTACAGCTGCGGTAAAAGGATTAGAATATTTATTGCATTGGGAAAAACAAAGAGTTGATGGTAATGAGTTTGATAACAAACGTTTATTTGTAAGACATACAGGTAATTATCATATAGCTAAATACGAAACAAGAGAATCAGGTAATGTTGGCTTTGAATATACTTCTGGTGAAGTAAGAGCTAGATTACCTATAGGTAAAAAGCTTAGCATATCTGCAGGTATTATATATCGTACACATCAAAAAGCGTACGGCTACAACCCTATCGAAATATGGTTAAATGAAATGGATGCTGATGGTAATGCATTGCATCCTTGGTGGACTTTAGGTTATGAGTATGGATTTGTAGATGAACTTACTGAGTACAATAATTTAATTACAGGACAACAATTTTATAACTACGTTTGGAAAAATTCTCAAGGCGATATAATAGCTTACACTGATCAACAGTTTAGAGACCAAGTGTTTGGTGGATTAATGAATAGATTTAATCAAGAAGCTTGGGCTGAACTAGATCCTTTTGCTGAGATAGCTCCTATAATGGGATTTGATTTTTATCATTATAGAAATAACTTCTGGTTACATGCTTATGGCAATTGGATTATGCCACACCACAGCTACGTAAAAGGAAATGAAGATTTTAGTTATTTACATCGTAATAGCTGGGGTAAAGGCGGTCACAACGATTTACTTGCTGGTGAACAATGGGACGATTATCAAGCAGGTTTAATGTTTGGTTGGAAAATAACTAAGTCAATTGGTGTATTTATAGAAGGTGAATATACAAAATTTTGGGACTCAGAAATATTTAACTCTAACTTTGGAATTAATATAACATTTAGATAATGGCACAGCAAATAGGAGAAAACACTAAGGTAACTCTTGATCTGAAGACAATAGGTATAATTATAGGTTTTACTATATCACTAGCTACAACGTATTTTACTTTGAAGTCTGATATAGCTCTCGCTAAGGAGCTTCCTGAGCCGGTAATTTCAAGAACAGAATATGATTTGAAAGATGAACTTGTGCGCCAAACAATAATGGACACGCAGGAAGATGTTGACAAAATACTTGAAGAGTTAGAAAAAATAGATAGCCGTTTATACGAAATAAGAAGAAATCAATGAGAACTTTAATACTACTTTTATTCAGCGTGTTAGCTCACGCACAGTCAGATGTGCCAGAAAAATATTGGATCGACGATAGTAATTTTGAAGATACAATAGGTGATGATAATGCTTTTGGTGATGACAATAGTGAAACTATTGTTGTAGAATTTTGGGCAAAGTTTAACGAAGCTAATTGTTTTAACGAGTGGAAACAAATAAAAGATGCATCATATTATAGAGTTGATATATCAAAAGCGCAACAAGCTAAAAAGAAGTATAGGGTTCGAATGGTACCTACTGTTCTTGTTTTTAAGTCTGGTAGTATGGAAAAAATATTTAAAGCCGGTCTTGACCTTACGCTTCCTGTGGGGTTGGCTGAAATACAAGAAGCAATAAACGAAATTAATTTAGCATCTAATTTTTAATTATGGGAAAAATAAGTCCAGCTTGTAAAGCTGCAGCAAAAAAGAAGTTTGAAGTATGGCCTAGCGCTTACGCCTCTGGTTGGGGTGTACGTTGTACTAAGGCTGGTGGCCCAGGTAAAATGGGTAAGAATAAAAAGAAGTAATGAGAGATCCAAACAAAAGCCCATTAGCTCATTGCTACGCTAGTGTACTGCATAGCCCTGAAACAAACAAGATAAGATCTTACACAGCTAAAGTTGCTGGTAGTGGTACAGGTAATGACGTTGCTTATAAAAAAGCAGAACAACTTAGAACATCACCACTTGAAAAGAAAAGTAAAGTAAAAGGTGGAGGTACTAGTAAAGTATGTTTACCTGCTGCTAAAGTAAGATCAATGAGCGCGGCTGAAAAGAAAAAAGTAATTGCAGCTAAAAAGTCTGCAGCTGCAAAAGGTAAATATAAAAGATCTAGCAAGTCAAACGTGAAAGGTGCTCGTAAAAAAGGAGCAACATTACGTGACTGGTTTGAAAAAGAAAATTGGATTAACGTAGCAACAGGAGAGCCATGCGGAAAATAATTGATAATCTACAAGCAGCTTGGAATAGCTTGCTATATAAGTTAATGTTTAAAAATTATAAGTAATGAAGTATTTTGAATATGAAGAGTTTGATTCGCCTGATATACAAGGTAGCGGGCAGATGATGAGTAAAGAGATGCTTAGTAAGCTAGATATGATACGCGAAGAGTATGGCAAACCTATACATGTTAACTCTGGTTATCGTACTGAAGCTCATAACGAAAAGGTTGGAGGAAAACCTGCGTCATCTCATTTAAAAGGTTTAGCTGTAGATATAGCTTGCAGCGAGAGTAGAGAAAGGTTTAATCTTATTGAATTATTTTTAAAGTACGGTATAAATAGAATTGGTATTGCTAAGAATTTTATACACATAGATATTGACACGGACAAAGCTCCAAATGTTATTTGGACTTATTAAATAATAAATATGTTTGGAAATAAAGAGCTAAGAGGATATATAGGCGCAGCAACGGTATTTGCTATGGTAATGGGATTGTTATTGTTTCTAGCTTTTAAAGAAATACCAGAAACAAATAACGATATATTTAAAGTGATTGTGGGTATGCTCGTCGGTAGTTTATCAGTCGTCATATACACTTTTATAGGTAAGAATCCTGAAGAGTTGGAATCACTTAAAGCTAAAAACGAAGCATTAGAAGATAAAGTAGCTGGTATGGTTATTGAAAAGGATAAGCTTGAAAAGTTACTGCGTGATACGCAAACTGAAGTAATTGATAAGCTTGCTGTATCAGGTAAGAATTTTAAATTCGAAGTTAAGAAATAACAGGATTAAAATAAAACGGGCGTACCATACCCGAAGATCCTGTAACCAAGAAGGGGAAGTCGCAAGACCTCCCCTTTTTTTTTATCCGTCACAAGCCAGACAGTCTGGGTCCATAGCGCTAGCTGCTATGTCACCGCGCAACACTGACTCGGTGCGCATGTAGTACAGCGTCTTAATACCTTTTTTCCACGCATCCATATGAACTTGATTAATCCATTTTGGCGTAGCTTCAGAAGGAAAAGCTAAGTTTAAACTTACAGCTTGATCAATATACTGTTGACGTATGCCAGCTTGATTAACAAGCTCTAATTGATTTATTTCTTTAAATGTTTTGAATACATCTTTAACTTTATCAAAGCCTGTTAGATCTAATGTATCATGCTCAGAAAGACGTACTAGCTTACCATTTACATAACCAAAATCATCTAGCTCTTTAATATCTTGTATGCTACCTCCGTCTTCTAGAATTTTATCCCACGTTTCTTTATTATTTATACTTGCTTTGCGTAGTACTTTTTCTAGTTCTTTGTTCTTCCTAATGAACGTACCCTTCGCACTTTGTTCAGTGAAAACATTAGCGGCCCAAGGCTCAATGCCAGGACTAACATTACCGGCAAGCTTACTATTAGACACAGTAGGAGCAACAGCCCTAAGATGAGTGTTACGAAAGCCAGTGCCACGACACCAAAGAGGTTCACCGTAAACCTCAGCCAATGCTCTTGATGCTCGTTCAGATTCAATTTTAATTTGGCTAAATATACGTCTTGTCTGGAACTGAGCTTGTAATCCTTCAAAGGGTATACCGTTTTGTTGCAAGTACGTATGCCAACCAAGGACTCCCAAGCCAAGTGCTCTGCCTTTCTCAGCAGATCTAACAGAGTTTCCAAAACCTTTAAGCCCTTTAGCTTTCTGAATAAACTCCTCCAACACTCCATCAAGAAACCATATAGCATCGTATATAAGGTTTGTATTTTTCCACTCTTCATATTTAGTAACATTTAAACTACTCAAGCAACATACAAAACTATGTGACTCATCTGTATGCAATACAATTTCACTGCATATGTTAGTCATATGTACTTTTAAAGCGTTGTCTTTGTAAGCTGCTGGATTTGCTTTGTTAGTGTTTCCTTTAAACAATATATACGGCTCTCCAGTTGACTTTCGTTTTCTAAGTAATTTACTCCATCTACTTCTAGCTTCAGCATCTCCTTGTTCAAGACGACGCATAAACTTGTCACCAACAACTGCGCATTGATGTAGGTTAAGCGATTGTCTGTTGACATCGCCTTTAGGTTCTCGTATTTCAAGCCACTCTTCAAAATCGTCGTGCTCAATGTTGATATTAACGCTTGCAGCTCCGCGTCTAACTGATCCTTGATTTGTAGCAAGTATTGTTGAATCGTATATCTTGCAGAAGGGTACGACTCCGTCTGATGTTCCATTGCCTGTTATTGTTGCGCCGGCGGGTCTAATCATATTGATACCAATGCCAACTCCGCCGCCATGCTTTGCGAGTAACATCATCTCTAAGTTTTTAGTACCAATATCGTGTATACTATCACCGACATCAATACCAAAACAACTAATAGGTAAACCACGATCAGTGCCTGTATTAGATAATACTGGCGAAGCTAAGCACAACCAGCCTTTCCATATATAATCAAAGAAAGTGTCTGTTAGTTCTGGTTTATACAAACGTCTAGCAATTGTACTAGCTACACGCATGTATGCATCACGTGGTGATTCCCATGGTAATAAGTAACCTCCTGCTATAGTTTTTTTATATACATCAGTGTCACCCCAAGCAGGATAGTCGACACCTTTTTTCCAATCGTTATTCCACATTATTCAAAAAATAGTAGCGCGTACGCTATCATTACATTTAAGTTTACTATTACTAAGTTCCATTGCTTTGCTACCCAAACTTGTGGTGTGCAAAACAAACCAGCTAAAAAATATATTACTATACCTGGTGTATCAGGTAACATATGGGGAGCTGTTACAAAAAAACCGGTCCCCATATATCCTAATCTATTAGCTAGTCTTTCCGTCGGCGTCAGACGGCGTTCCAGTACTAGGCTCTTCAGCCACTTTCTCTTTAATCTGTTCGATAGCCTGCTCATAGTCTGGCATTAATTTTAAAGTTTCATGTGTACCATAAGATAAAGTTTTTAAAGCAGATACTTCTTGAAGCAACAGCTCAACTAATCTACCAAGAGACTCTATCTTTTTTTGCATTTCAATTAATTTACTTTCTTTCATTTCTTAATTTTAGATCGTCCCACATTTCATCTTCCGACATAAGACTACCAAATGTCTTCGAAGTCTTCACCTTCATTAGCCTTTGAGTAATCAGTTGGCCGAATAGCAAAGAAATCTGTATGAGTATGACCGCCGGTAAGATGATAAAACCAATCAAGGTTATCAGCCGCTTTAGTATCGATATCGAAGAAGGCAAGATATCCAAGTTCTTGTAATTTTTCATTTGCTCTTTTTCTAATAAATTGTTTAAGGTCGTATGCTTTTAAATTCTCAATGTCACCCATCTCAAACATCTTGTCAATATACTTTTCTTCTAAGTCTACCATTGTTTTAGCAGCTTCGACTATATCTTCTTGACAATTTTCTAGCAAACTAGGTGTTTCTTTACACATATCGCGGAAAAGTTTACAGCCCATCTTACTATGCAATGACTCATCACGCACACTCCATTTCATTTGTTGACCTATACCTTTCAGTAAATTTCTTAACTGGAAACTATAGAGAACAGCAAATGCAGAGTATAAGCTAACCCCTTCAGCAAAAGCACTAAAGACAGCAAGAGAGCGGCCAATCCCGACAGGATCGGTACCGCTATAACTAACCAGATTGTCAAACCTTCCAGCAGTCGCCGGCTCGTGTAAAAAAGCTTCATAATTTTCTAATCCTAATGTTTCATTTAAATAACTATACGCAACAGCATGTATTGTTTCTTGCGAACCAAACATCATTGCCATCTGCTGTATCTCATGCTTAGGAAACCATGAGACAACTTTCTGTGTCCAGTAGTCTGATACCGCACACTCTGTTTGGGCGAAACCGAGTAATATGTTTCCGACCAAGTTCTTCTCTTTATCATTTAATTTTTCTTTCCAATCTTTAATGTCACCCTGCATAGGTATTTCAGTATGTAACCAAAATGCCTGAGCTTGTTTTAACCAACCTTCAGTATAATAATCAGGGTACTCAAATGGCTTGTACGCTACGCGCTCATCAAATAACCCCATTACTTAAACACTTCATATGCCACATCTATAAATGGCAGGTAAAATACATATGCTGTTTGTTTAGGTTCTTCGTATGTTCTCATACCGAATAATATACCTGGGTAAAACCCAAATGACAATGACCAGGTTTTACCGACCTTGTCCCCTGTATTGTTTGACATAATTTTTACTTTGTTTATTGTTACTGTTTTTTGTTTTAGCGTGAACACCTGGTCTACGCACTTTCGATTTTTCTTTATATGCAAATAAATTTAATTTAGCCATACACTTTTATATTATGTTTATCGTGTTGTTCAACTAGATCTTTGTATTTTAAAAAACCACGTTGATTAACTGACCATTTAATAAACTTATCGATCTGTCTCTCTGCATACTTACGTCTTGCTACTTCCTTTGCTTTTCTAGGATTAGCTGTATTGTTCTGTCGCATTCAGCTTGGTTTTGTGGTTTATATAATACAGTGTCTGGAAACTGCTGTGTTACTAATAACTTAAATAACTTCCATCGCATCGGAAAAGATTCATTGGCTCTACCTTTTGTTTCAATAATAAATCCATCACCAATAAAATCAGGTGTGTACTTAATAGGTAGTATACGTTTAGCGCCTCTGTTTTTATAATCACCTTTACCGTTCGCTTGACGAGCATAACACTCGTTTGGAAAATGAAAGCCGTTCATCAGTACAAATGTTTCACCTTCGTACTTAGCTCTGATCTTTGCTTTTTTCAAAGCCATATACATATATCGCTCAAGACCTGAGGCAAAGTTGATACCGTCATATGATATCTTCTTTGCCTGTACTGGCCCTCGTTTCTTACGCTTATACTTCTTGCGTATCATAATGTAATCCTTCGTTACCATTTTGACCTATGATATCCATGCGGCGTAACATTGCCTCTTCGATCTCATCAGTCAAGCAGCGACGCGCTGCTTCGATATAAAGTAACGCATCCATTATTTCTTCTTGAACATCAACTAAGAAACGATCTAGATCTTTAACTTGACCTTCAATTTCTTGCATCATTGTAGCACCATATTTTTCTTGACCTATAATACTACGTTCGTCCATCTTCCTTAGTACGGCCTGTACTATCTTGTCTTTGGTTTTAATCTGCATCTTTCACAAATGTTCCGTTTACCATAGCTCCAGTTCTATTACTGATCTCATCGTAAGCACTGCTGATACAATGCTCAACGTCAAACCCACCGAGATGGGAAAGGTTTGTGAGTACAACAATACAATCGCCAATGGCATCAACAAACTCATCTTTATCGTCTTTAAGAATTGCTTTTCCGAGTTCTCCGACTTCTTCCATAAGTTTAACAAATTGCGTTTTAGTATCTCCACTATCATATATACCTCGTTTATCAGCCCAGTCACGAATACTATCAAAGACAGTTGCGCCTGTAACTTCTGTAGCTGGTTCAGCTATAAAAGCTTCATGATAAGCCTTGTTATAAATGTAACATCTCTCGGAATTGTACATAGACGTCTTTGCATTGTGTACAATCCATGGTATTGTAGTTGAATTGATTTCGAATTTACCGTGTAGAGTTTCCCAGCTGAGCCCAATGTTATCCATCAGATGCCCTTTAAGTTTGTTAGCTGGACACGGAAAGGTTGACGTTTGTTCAGTAGCGTTTATATTCATATTCTTAAATAAATTTTTATATAATTTTCTGTCGACCTTATAGCCATAAGACTTTTGAAGTTCTATTTCGCGGTCTGATATAAAATCTATATCGTCTGACTGCTCAAGAACTTCATACTCTCCCTCCTTATAGCCTTGCATAAGGGTTACTCGGGTATTAAGATTACGTGTAACACCTATCTTTTTACCTGGTATGTGGTATAAATAGTACATTTAAATTAAATTTTATCGTTATATAAATGTAAGTTGTGTGCATGATGGTAGTATGTACCAACAGGCAAATTTAATCTCTCTGCAACCATTTCTTGCAACGACGCAAACTGATATTGATCGTTACAAAAACCGTACCAGAGATCATTAGAACGCATATAGACAGACATATACAGCTTGCTTTGTACTATTGTAAACTGTACCGCATATGTGCACGGTGTATCATAAGCATACTGATGTATTGTTTTACCATCGTATATACTTATAGCTGCTTGTCTTGTTTTAGGATCCTGCTTTAATATGTTAATAACATTTTCAAGCTGATCGTTTCTTCTCCACTGATAACCATAGTTAGAGTTGACTTCACCATTTTCATCTGCCATACGTTTCCATATAGCAGGTATCTTACCATACAACTCACCTAGAGTTTCAATTCTAGGATCACCAGATAAGTACCAAGACCACTCTGCGGCTGCGTACTCTTCGTTCCAATTACGTTCTTTATTTGTAATTACTTTGTTAGTTGGGTTTTCTATTGTAAACCCTATATTAAATAAAGCTTTGGTACCTGCAAACTCAATACCATTTGTAATGATTTCGTTGTGCATATACTCATAAGCTTCATTTGCTGTCTCGAAAGTATTTCTCATAATAATATCTATAATATTCATAGATCTTCTCCCATATCATATCTTTAATATAGACATGAGGCGATCGGTTTGTTTTACCATTTATAGTTATATCGATATACCAAGCGCCAGGCTCTTTAGCAAAAGGCGCTATCTTTATACCATTATTAACACACCAATTCATAGCCTTGTGATCAAGTTCTGTAGTTTCATATGTACCCATACTCCACTCAGACTTTCTTTTAGGCTTCCAGTGTGGAGGCATTACTCCCAGGGCATTTTCTCATCTTCGGCCATACCAGGCAAAACATGAGGAATAAAACGACCTGATTTATGTTCCCATTTAAAATGTGCTTCAGCTCCGTTTTCACCTAAGTTTTGAAACTTTACTTTCAATACTTTAGCTTTAACAGTTTTAGCATCATAGTCTCTGTGTACTAGTATACCGTGGTAACTAGCATCGTACCATTCACCACCACCTTTAATGTTGTACATAGTTGGCTCTTCAATTTTGCCATTACTATCTTTGTACATTTTAGTTGGGTGAGCTACAATAAATGTAAGCACATCATACTTCTTACAAAACATTTCTATCTTAGTTAGATACTCCATTGTGTACCTGTTTACATCTTCTGTTTTGCAATCAATGTCTCTGATCTTATTAAATGGATCAATGACTAAGCATTTAATACCTTTACGTTTAACAAGCTCAGCACCTTTACGTAGCACTGATTCAAGACTATACTTATCCATGTCAATAAAAAAGTAATTATCATTAACATGTTCCGATACCTCATTCCACTTAGCACCACCAATATCTGCACGTGTAGGCATATCACCCCACGTCTTGCGCATTAGTTTATGGGCATGTAAATAAGTTGGCGCATTTTCTGGACTAGCAAACGCTGTTTTCCAACCATAGTTCGCGTTATACCCAACGACCATTTGATCGACGAAATCACTTTTACCGGAACTAGGAATACCAGTAACAGTAATAAACTGACCAGTGTAAGTTGAAAAGATGTCATCAAAATTCGGAAGGCCGATCTGGTAACCGGGTTTGAAGCCATTTTTAACGAAGTCAGTAACTTCGTCCTCAATGTCTTTGAAAGTTGTGACGTTTTCAAGGGGTACCGGTCGGGCTTTTGTAATACGCTCTGCCAGTTTTTCTTTTCCATACTTTAATAAATATTCATTAGCGTCTTTACAGTCTTCGAAGGTTACTAAGAAACATACTTCAGCGCCGAGCCTACGTATAAGCTCTTGCTGTAGCATTTGACCAGCGTCATCTTGATCAACTGCAAGTATTACTTTTTCTTTATCTTCAAAGTAATCAATACAATTGTCTAGATAATCTAGGTTGTTGTTTGTTAGCGTTGCTCCGTTAGGAACTGATATAGCATTTTTAACACCAGCTTCGTGTAAAGCTAACACATCCATTTCACCTTCAGTGATTATACACGTGTCATAACCTACAATACTGTTGATATTATAAAATACTTTTTCAGCACCCTTATATAGCTTAAAGTTTTTGCGACCATCTCTGTATTTAACATTGATTAGTTGGTCACCCATTAAATAATTAAACCATATAGTATTTTCAGTCTTACCTGTCTGTGGCATATACTCAGGACCCTCACCGACCCGAAGATCGGTAAGAGTTTTCTGAGATATACCTCGTGTCTCAAACCATTGTACAACTTTGCTGTTAAGCTTTTTAGTTGGCTTCTGGTCTGGTCTTACGTACTCTTTTTCACTAGCACCTTTACGTTGGTAAGTGTGCAGCTGAAATGATGTACTACAGTTGTGACAGGTACCGAGACCCCGTTCCCAATCATACGAAGCACACTGTGCTTTCTGGTTTTTGGGTTGCCTATCGTGCGAACATAAAGGGCATATACCCTGTGTCTTGCCTTCTTTTAGGCCATATTGATTGAACTCATCAATCAAAAATCCATTGATCTCTACTGTCTGCATTTAATTAAAATGGTAAGTCATCGTCGGCCTGTGTGACCGCAGCTTGTTGTACAGGTGCAGGCCCACCATCTCGAGGCGCAGCCGCTACGTTGTCTCCGTTTGTCCATACTACTTTTACATTACCTAAGTAAACCTTATCTTGTTTAGCGTCACGCTCGTCTTTAGACTGTTGTACAGTCACTGGACCATTGTTGCCGAACTGATCTGGCTCATCATTAATTGTAATAGTAATAGGTAAGTATTTACCTTTTTTACCTTCGATAATTTTATCTTTAGGTATTTTAGTAAGGTCAATACTTGTTGCTAAAATACTAGCCATTACACATAAGAATTTAACTGATTAAACATACGCTGCAACTGATCTTTAGTCGCGTTAGAATTACGACGTATATTGTCTACAGCTTTAACATGGTTCTGGTTCGCGTAAAAGTTATTTACATTAGTTTCAATACCTGATACTGAACATACTTTAGTTTGAGTTTTTCTTGCTCTTGCCATATTAATTGGTTTAAAGGGTTTTATTAATAAAATATTGTGAAGGATCAAAACCTTCTTGCTTATAAAATAAATCATAAGCATCGTTTGCTCGTGCAACTTTATCAGAGCCACGCTCATAAAA